CAATCGTTTTGAACAACAGGCCCTTTTAATAGAGACACACGAAGTGCCCCCGCAGTTACGACTGCGAACGAGTGCCGATCACACCTTTCCCCACACATTTGGGGACTGACTTGACTTTTAACCCCTCGAAGTTTTACGAGTTTCCAGTCGGGCTTCCGACGCGCAGCTACATGGCCATCACTCTATGTGATTATTCAAGCCCGCGGCCATACATTGTCAAACGGCGTTCGGGGGGCACAATGCATAAGCCCCCCTATAGATATAATTATAAGAAACGTGCAGCACGAGACCTACAAGGTCTCATGCTCCACCACACCCCGCTTTCCTTGTGAAAGGATAACGGGTCGCACCTTAGAAATTTCCCTACCGCGGGGAGTTTGAAGGAAAACATAAGCCTCTCGCACCAAGTCTTGATCATGTGCAGGTAAAGACGCAACAAAACCAGAGTCGACACACTCACGAACAACTTTTGATGCATGATTGATAGTATAAACTAAATCACGCACAGGTTCGTGGTCATTCATCAACTCTAGAGTGTTGTCTGCCATAATAACCCGCTCCATGACATCACCATACTCATTGAGGAGATTACCAATGTAAAAGTCGGGATCTTCCCGAAGTCTGCGCTCTAACTCAAGCTGCAGTCCTATCGAGATTGGTGGGAAACCAATAGCCCCACTTGCCACGACCTCACGCATTGTTTCATCAACCTCAACGACCATCCGCTGTTTAGGCGGAGCTTCAAGATCATGCTGCCAGTGATTCAGATAAGAACGCCAGTTGCGAAACTCGTTGGCCCCACTCGTGAACCTGAAAATGCGATTCACGACCTCAAAGAGCACAGGGTGCCCCGGGCTCAGCGCGTGCAGGCTATAAGCCGCGGCGCGCAACAGGAATTTTTGCTTACTCTTCTTCAGCTTGCACCCATTTTTAACCCAGAAAACACTCATGCTCCGACCAACCGAGACATAACGACGCCCATCAACCCAACGCGATCGAAGAAAGTCAGTATCACCAGGACGAGAACCGGAGACCTCAGAAGATAATGAGAACCCCAGCCTGTTCACACCTGGCATATCGACATTCTCGGCAGGGACCACACCATCATCTCCTTCAGCGATGATACTCAACGTTTTGCCAGCTAAATGACAAACATAGGCATTAATGCAAACGTTGACCACCCCATTGCCAAAGGAAGTCCAAGTGTGGCCACTACAACGACTCTGTATTTCAAACAACCCCCAGGGAACCTTCAGCGAGTAGCTCTCGGAACAATGACGCTCCAAAGCTCTTCTCAGACTGAAAAAGCCCGCTCTCTCTGCTAGCCTCTTCATCACATATGTTTCGATCTCACGAACACTGCTAGTGATACTACTTTCAAAACTGCTGTAATCAGTAACCGTGTGACTCCTATCGGCTGCTGATGCAATCTTCTGAATCATCTCACTAGGCTCCATATGCTTAATCTGGAAAGCGCCAAAGGGACCAGCATTCCACCTATCGAACAGCAAACTGAGCGGACAGGTCTCAATGGCCATAACCTCGCCCATAGTCATTATGAGACGCGGCTTGACCCGATAACCTTCACCCAC